GGTTCTTCTACTGTAACTCCTGCTGCTACAACAGCTCTTCCGTCTTCCAATGATGTAATTTTAAATAATCAAACTGGACCGGTAACGATTACTGCATTTAGTGGAGGTGTTGCAGGAGTAACATACACAATAACAAATAAAAGCACACATGCAGTAACGTTGGATACTTCTGCAAGTCTATTTGTGAGAGGTGGAAATTCTTGGGCAAGTCACAAATGCACGACCAACGCAGAAGGTTATATAGTTTTACCACAAAACTTCTCGTGTTCGTTGCGTATGGATAGTGACTCTTCAGGATCTGCCTGGTAAAAAAATAATAAAAAAGATAAATAAAGATATGTTTAAAAATGATATCCATCTTCTAGAGGAAGCTTACCTCTCTATTTCGAAAAAGACTCCTGCTCTTCCCTCAGACAAAGAAGCAGTAACAACTGAGCCAAATGATGTTGTGGAAGTAGGATCAATGGAAGAACCTGCTCCAGGAGTTGATATGAACATGATTGATTCAGAAGTAGAAGATGTTACTCCAGAGGACAAAGACACTACTGGTATTCCCCTTTCGATTACTACAATGCCTGAAGAAGATTCGTGTGGGTGTGACGAAGATCACGAAATGGATTTAGATAATTTAAATTCCATCCGGGAATCAATAATGAAAATTGCTGCTCATTGCGGAAGTGGAAGCCATCTCGAGGGATGGGCTCGTCAAAAGCTAGCAATTGCAATGGACGGTTTAGCAGGAATTGCTAGAAGCTTGCGTTAAGTTAGCTTTCTTCGTTAATTTCTTTGAGCGTACTCAAAAGAACTAGCAGATTTTCAAAACCCCTTTTAGTTTTAAATTTGTTTTGATTCTTTGCATCAAGAACCAAATCAATAGACTTTTCTGCATATTTGCTAGCAAACTCTTTTGTATCTTTTTGAATTTTACGAAAAATAATATCCGTTTGTTCGTCTGCTACTTTCTCGAGGTTTGTTCCATGTTCTCCTGACGTAAACTCTTCTTTAAATTGCTCAAGATAATGAGCCTCTCTGCTTTCTTTAAAGGTTTCAATATCAGAATATAAAAAATGACAAAGACGGTCAACCGTGGTGGTCTTTTTGTTGACAAGTTCGATTGCTTCTTTGATGTCTATCTGCTCATTCATTAGTTTCGAGCATGGTATATACTACTTTAAATTTTACAACTTCAAATTCTAAAAAGTTTCTTTTGCCGTATTTCTCTTCGAACATGTATGCTCCTTGCAATTTAATTTCTGCTATAAGCTTAGAAACGAATTTATCTGCCTCTGAAAAGTGGTCAATTAGAACAATTGCTTGCAAATGACTGAACTCTTGATCTTGCTCAAGTCTAACCCATTTGTTTGTGGGTTTGTGAAAAATAGCATAGGTAGTCAATTCATGAATATTATTTTGACTCATAACTTATTTTTGACAGTTTAAAAGACCCTGAATTTGATCAGCTGACCAATCTTTGGAAATAACAACTTGTGACATCTCTTCGTTTTGTTTTTTTGAGGGATAATCACTGAAAGCGGATTTTGCAAATATTGCCAAAGGAACGAGTATAATAGCAACACCTAATAGCAGAACCAGTTTAACATTACTCATAACCAAATATATTTATATTAAAGTTAGATACTATTTCGATTTTAAATACTCAACTTGAGATTCTAACTCAGAAATTTTCTTCTCAAGCTCTTGATTGAGTATTCCTACTGGTTCACAAGCATAACAGCATCCCTCAAAACCTTCTATGAATCTTTCTTTTTGTTTTATTAACAAAATTCTTCCATACCTTGTAATGGCTTCTCTTGCATAATTGTCTAACTTTTCCAAACAACCGTTAGCAGACAATCCGCTTTCATAAAAAGCGTATTCTTCTAAATCCTCAACTGTTAAGTTCTTGTGCATCTTTTTCTTGCCAATACTTTTCCAATTCAGCATTACAAGCAATATATCCAAGTTTTCTAGCCTCTTTTCGACAAATAGTCATCAGCCAGTTACCTTTTCTACAAAGCTCTCCGTGATCTCCGGTTATTTCACATGTACGAGCAGATTTTCTCTCTGCTTCTGAAATAATGTCGTCGATGATTTTGTATTCTATTTCATTTGCCCCGTTTACGCTAAAATAAAATGATAGCGCTGCAAATTTTGATTTAATCTGATCAGCAATGACTTGAACTTCTCTGCCATTGTTTGAACAAATATCGCAAAAGTATTGAAGTTTTTCCATGCATTGATCAAGAAGATTGTACCAGCCATTTCCTTGTGTTTCAATTCCCCATGCCATACAAGTAATCTTTGGATCTCCACGAAAATCTCGAAGGATTTTAGGATACTTTTTAACAAGTTCAAGTTCTAGTTTTTCATCCATATAAACAATATGAGGTGGTTTTAATATTTGTCAACTTAGAAGCCATCTAAATTATTTGGATTATTCTGCCAACAATTATTTTGATAATCCCAATGACGGGTATCATAAACGTGGAAGTATATTTCAGTGCCAAACAAACTCAATGCTGCTCTGACTCCAGCATGGTCTTCTTTAAAGCCTATTTTAAATTCAAAACCAAACAAATGATAGCTGTCTGACACACATTCCATTTCAAAATATTTAAACTTGGTCAGCTTTCTGTGATATAAAAAATAACTTTTAAGTTTGTTTTTGGGGCACCAAAAATTACGAATGGAAAAATTGACGTACATAAATGAAAAAAGTATATACTACGCAAACTAACCGGTCTCGAAAATTAACAATTGTCTTTTTAAGCATGCTGGTTGGTTTTCTTGTAGCCATATCACAGGCCATTGAAATAGCTCTATGGAAGTATTGTTGCTTCTTCTCTTCTGACCAATTTTGAGTAACACCAGCTGAGTCTACAAGATCTTCAACAATGGTTTCGCAATCTTTGTTGAGCGGTTTACATACTACCCATTCCCCTTTGTCATAATATTCAGCTTTGTAATTCATATTATCTCCTTAGTACAAACGCTGTAATTTGCGAAGGATCGTCATGTTCACAATCAGTATAATCTCCATAATACCACTGCGTTTCACGTGGGCCAATTACAGGAATTCGTTCTGCTGCTTGAGGCGTATCATATCCTCCTTCATAACCATCAACAAGTACTATCATTTCAGGATCAAGTTTCTGCAAAACTTCTATTAATTCTTTGACAGTCATAGTACTCTCCATCCCCATTTTAAATCAAACCAAGAATGTTCTTTTTCCATCATTTGCTTGGAAAATTTGAGATCTTTTTTTCCTTCAGCAATAAACCATTTTTTAAATTCTTGAGATTGTTCTTGAGTCCACGTCTTCTTAGAATACCAGTCTTCCTGTTTAGCAAACTCTTCATCAAACTGATCAAACCCAACAAAAGTAAACATTTTGTCTAAGGCTTTTTTAAGGAATTTATCGAATTTGTTCATAACCTTATTGTATATTAGCAATGCTTGTTGTCAACATTAAAGTCTCTGTTTGATTAGCTTTGTCCATTGAGGCTTTGTAATTTGTTTGTTGTCTAGTATCGAAAAAACAATGGAAGAATTTTCATTGTAATTTCTTTTAATCATTGCAGCTTGTTCTTTTCTAGTTTCTACTTTACGGATATCATGAAGCACGTCTAAAATATTGTCGATGTATTTTTTAGCCTTTTCTCCAGCATTACAAATTTTTTCGATCTCTGCTTTTAATTGTTTTGCTATTTCAAAATCAAATTCGTTCTCAATTAGTTTGTAAAATTCTTCTTGAATCGGCATTTCCTTGTCTATATAAAAATCAATAAGATTATTGTCAGAATTTAATTGAGATTTAATTCTGTGAATCAAATTGTACCAATCCGACTTAATTTTAATTCTATTTTGATGGTTGTTATACGATAAGACAATTCCTTCTTTACCTTTCCATTGCTTCACTAACGCAGAAATATCAGAAAGGTTATTAAACTCATATTGTTGCGGTCTCGGAACTTCCATTAGTCTGGAAAATTGCTCTGTTTCTTTGTTTGTTAAATGATTTAAATTGTCTTTATTAACACCTCCAAGAAACGTAAACTTGATTGTTTCTGGTCTTACAACAATTACGTTGTTTGGAGTTTCTATTTCAAATAAAAACGAGATGTGTTTATTTTCTTTAACGACTTCTATTACTTTGGGATGAAGTTTAGGAAGCAATTCAAAGTCAGAGGAGTTTTGTTGGAATGTATAAGATACGGTTCCTCTTGTTCTCATTGAAAATTGATCTTTACAGTAATCTACAATTACAAGCGATCCGTCTTGCTTTGCTTCCGCCCATACGTCGTTAAATTGATTTATGTTAGGATATAAGTCAGGCTTTTCTCCTTCGTTGAAGAATTTTTTGAATCCACATGAAAGAACAGTTTTCCATCTTTTGGAAACAATTAATGACCGAAAATGCAAGTTGTCTAGATTCCACTTTGGATCAAAGGAAGGAATTATTAAAAGGGAATCTACTCCACAAAACTCGTGTGGGCAAATTTTAAATCCGTCCTCCTCTGTTGGTAAAGAAACTCTCACAATAAAAGACTACATTACTTTCCGGAAAGCATCAACCAAAAGTATGCAACAGAACAAAAAGCAAGCACAGCTAGTGCCAACAATTGCTTTGCTTTAGTAGTCATCATATTACTTATGTTCCCACAGCTCATCGATATCTAAAAGCTTGTGTTTGCATCCGTTAATTTTTTCTGTCCAACTAGAATGAAAGTGTCCGTATAAATGCAAAGAAGGACTGCAAGTGTTAAAGATATCGTCCATAACGGATCTTTCCTTGGTTAGATCTTGAAGCAATTCTGCATCCTCTTTTGCCCACCCGTATACCATTTCGTTAAACGTTTGCGGAAAGCATTGGGAAGGAGCAGTATGTGTCACTAAAATATCAACTTTTTTGCAAGCTTTTTTATCGTATACAACGCCTTCTTCGCTCCAATAGGATACTCCTTCTTGTCTTCCTGTTCTATCAATCGAAACAGCCCCTCCAATCAGTTGAATAGTTTTATCCTGGTAACCAAACACAGAATAATCTTCGATTAGTTCAAAGTTCTCTAAACAAACTCGATTTTCTCCTTTAAAATAGGAAGGATCATCATGATTTCCTCTGATTGCCTTAAAGCAAATATTATTGGACTTAAATTCCTCATTAAGCATCTTTATTTGCTTAATTTGGCGTTCTTTGCGTTCAAAACCAATTCCGCAATCTCCAACTGAAATGATGTAACAATCCTTAAGTTTGCTCATTTGAATGCGAAAAAACAATTCCCGCCAATCACCGTGACTGTCTCCCAAAAAGATTAGCGGTTTGTTTTTATCTAAGACGTTCATTTGGTTCGATAATACTCGATTGTTTTTTGAAGTCCAGCTTTAAAATCCGTAACCGGTTTCCAGCTTAGCTCTGTTTCAATTTTTGTATTATCTATTGCATACCTAAAATCGTGACCTTTTCTGTCTTCTACAAATGTAACAAACTCATTTGAGTTCACGTTCATTAGTTCGCAAATGTGCTCAATAATTTGTAGGTTTGTTCTTTCGCAATCTCCTCCAACATTATATGTCTCCCCTAGCTTTCCTTCATTTAAAATTTTCCAGATTGCTTGGCAGTGGTCGTCTACATAAATCCAATCTCTAATATTCTTTCCGGTTCCATAAACTGGAATTTTTTTGTTGTTTAGAATTGAGTTTATAACGACTGGAATAAACTTTTCATTGTGTTGGTTGGGACCATAATTGTTTGAACAATTGGAAATGGTTACAGGAAGTTTATATGTATGGAAATAAGCTCTTACTAACATATCGCTCGAGGCTTTTGAAGCAGAATATGGGGAATTTGGAGCATATGAGGAAGATTCTGTAAATTTTCCTGTTTCTCCTAAGCTGCCATATACTTCGTCTGTAGAAATATGATGAAAGCGTATATCAGGAAATTTTCTGCAAATCTCTAATAAATTGTATGTACCAACAATGTTTGATTTTATAAATTGTTCGGGACTTGCAATCGAGTTATCTACATGAGATTCTGCAGCAAAGTGAACAATATGAGTAATTTTATGCTTGCTTAGTATTTGTAAAAATGACCCTAAATTTGTTGGATACGACAATGTCTCCAGCCAAATATCATAAAAACTGTACTTCGTATTTGATTCGAACTCAATACAGTTCTTTCTGTTTGCTGCTGCTGAAAGTCGGGACGGACAATCAATATTTACGATGCAGTTAATTTCTGGTTTATCGATTAGTGCTCTAATGAAATTAGATCCGATAAATCCCATTCCTCCTGTTATTAGTATGTTCATGATAAAGTATTTTGGTTGTGATGATCGAACGTAACTGGTGTTCTGTTTTTAAACATCTCTCTTACGTCTGCAAAGGTTACGGGATTGGGACTATTTTCTACTGAAACTTCCCAAACTTTTGCTTTATAAAAAATTGGTCCCACTTCGCTTTTTCTAATATTATTGTGCGTATGACCAAAAAGATGAATGCTAGAACCAGAACTCGAATTCTGTTTGTTGAAACTTAAAATTGGATAGTGACTGAGCACCATTAATTGCTCGTTTACGTATGCTTCAGCATAGTTTGGCAAAAACATAACTTTTTTGTTTTTATTAACATACCAGACGTTGCCGTTTAATTTTTCAAACCATTGCTTCCATCCTGAGCAATGATTGCCTGGCATTATATAAAGTTCCTTAAAATTAACTTTTTGAATAATGTTTTCAAAAATATATTCAGCATCATGACCGAACATAAAATCTCCAAGATGAAAGAATATTGATTCCGAATTTGCTTTTTCATTCCATCTTTGAATAAGGCCTTCGTTGTGCTCCTCTACAGAATTAAAACCTCGAGCCTTCCACAAAGGAGTTTCCCAGTGCTCACACTTATGATTAAAATGAGTGTCACTCCAAAATAAAATATTAGAGTCTTCTCCTGTGACTCTTAGTGGCCTATAAAATAAAAATTTCACAGCATTACTGTAATTTAGTTAGCTGGTTTTTCAACTTGGACTGATTGGCCTCTTATGTCTTCTCCGGTTAACTTTTTGTATAAATCTTCCATCCGCAATTTGAAAGCTCTCCACAACTTAGGAGTTTTTTGAATGAAAGTTAATAATTCTTCAAATCTTTCAAATGAGTAAGGTAGTGGAAGTTCTTTGTGGACAAAATAAGTTTCAAGTGGGGAATTTATAAAAATTCGTAGCTCCGTTAAAAACTTTTCAAGCTTCTTTTCCATTATTTTTTTAGTCTCTGGAAATTTTGAGTTAGCTATATCGTTTTTAATTTTTTGAAATTCTGTTCTAATTGTATGAGCTATTTCTGTCATGAAGGCATCAATCTCTACAGGCTCCTTGTAATACTGTACGTCTAAAGCTGTTTTTGGTACTTTTCTATTAGCCTTCATTTTTTCGTACTTTTTGGAATATTTTTTGTGCTGCTGAAAGCCATGAGTTATCTCGTGTACCATTACGGAAACAAACTTGTCTCTGTCTAAATTGCGAGTGTTAAATTCATATATAATGATTACTTTGTTTTCGTCATCGCATATTGCATAGTTTTCGTTATCTTTTCCTAAAGCAATATATACGTCGTATTTGACTGTTTCATTCGTGGTTAAATCTACAAATTCAACGGTAGTTAAGTCAGCCAAAAACCAAATTTCTCCCTTTTCGTCTTCAAAATAATTCTCCCAGTCAGAGGACAGTCCGATTTTTTTGACTTGTTTTATAACGGCTGGTGTTAAACTCTTTGTTTGTTCAAAATATTCATCAGCTATTTTATTTGCTTGCTGAGTAATTTGTTCGGGTATTTCTCTAAACTTTGCTTCTGTTAAAGCAGATTTAAAATAATTTGCAAAAGTAATCATTATATTATTTATACGTTCTATAAATTCCGTCATTGTCTGTGTACAAAACAGATTTGAATTGGAAATATTTTAATAGGCTTTTGCAACTCATGCATGGGGAAGCAAGTGCTAATTTTTTATTTTTGTCGTATCTAATGTTAATCAGCATACACTTCTTTGTATCGATGTTGGTGAGCCGTTTAAGCTTAATAATCGCGTTAAATTCGCTACATCTATGTTTTTGCTCTGAAAAGTCTTCTCCTGTACGAACTGATATTTTTCTGTTTTTTAAATGCACTGGATGGGTTTTTTGAGTATTGGCCCCGATAGCAATAATGCGCCTTTTGTGCATTATAAATGAAAAATGCTTGCAGCGTTTGGAGTCTTCCCAATCGATTAATGATTCTGCAATATCTTCTAAGCGTTTAAAAGTTGAGTTGCTTGCATTCAATTCCATTAAATTTAAAAATTTCTAAAGCTTTTTCGTCTCTAAAATACGTGTCCTTATAGACTACCTTTTTAATGTCGTGTGCAACAATCGATGAAGCGCAGGAAGAACAGGGCAGGAGCGTACATGCTAATAGTTTACATTCTCCTCTTTTAAACAAAGATAACAAATTAACTTCAGCATGAATCATGAAAGGCCTTCTTCCGTCTCTGTCCCTCCAAAACTCTTCAGAAACTTCAATACCGGAAGCTAGTCCATTATATGCAACTCCTATAACTCGGTTTGAATGATCCAGTGCACATGCTCCAACTTGTACAAACCGATCCGGACTTCTCAACGAAGCAACATCAGCTAGCCTCAAAGCATATTCTTCCCATGAAATCCTGTCACTCTTCGTCATCTTCGTCTGGATATTTTGTAGTCACATCATAATCAAACCTTTGTTGCATTAAAATTTTTAAAGATTCGTTAAATTTTTCTTCGAATTCGATTTGATTTTCATCAGGAACACTTCTCATTACTGTTTCAAACAAAGCTGTAACCAGAGCAGCTAGTCCCACGGGACAAATTTCTACGTCCTTCAACAAAAGTACGGCTGGGTCTTCTTCTTCGTAAAATCCTAACTCGAACAAGGGTTCATATCCTTCCAAAAAATCGTCATCACTCATCGTTTTTAGTAATGAAGTGTTCAATAGCTTCGGTAATAACATCGTTTACTGAAATGTCTTTTTCAACTGAATTAATAATAAGCATTTCCAATGTTTCTCTTGAAAATTCCGAAAGATCAATTTCAAGAGGAACGTGCTTATGCATAACAATTGAATCTTCTTTAATTTCCCAAGAAAACTTGTCCCCTGGTTTAATATTCAAAGCTGTCATTTCTTCTTCAGTAAATTGAATAAAACAATCGTCTGAGCGTTGTATAGGTTTTTTGATCATATTAATATTCCTCCGTGATTCCAATTTTATCTCCAGTATTTAACCGATATCCACAACCGAGCATAAAATTTTCAAAAGCTTGAATACATTCGTCCAAACTCGACTCCCCGTCAATCGTATGTTCTATTTTAGTTCGAGGAAAGTTGTATGTACAACCGTCCAAACCTTCATGTTCGTATACGAACTTTATTGTCGTTTGTGACTTTTTATAATCCATACAACAATACTCTTTGAAAATAAGAATAAATCAACCGATCAAGTGATTGTAAATAAACCTGTTTGCATCTTGAAGGACATGGGAAGTATTAACACATGTCTTGCCAATTTGTTTCCAGAAACAAAACCAACCGGTATATTTTCCGAGCTTGTACGAAAAGCTGTTTTTTCTTTTTTGCATTTCTTGAACCCATTTTTCGGTATCATACTTTTTGCTTTTATGCTTTTCTACTTTTAAGAGTTCAATTTTATCGAGCTTTCCGTAAATGAAATATGCTTCAAAATCAATCCAAGCTTCTTCTGTCTCTGAAATAGTTTCCATGGAATAAAAGCTTATCTTCCCATGAAAATTTACTTTTTCGTTGTGTCTGCTTTTTTCTATGGTCTCCTTGACAAGATCCCATGGGCGGTGCCCTTTTTGCTTTCTTTCTTCTTCTGTATAGTAAACATATTCTAACTCAACATGCTCACATACCAACTCTCCGTCTTCAGTAATAAAATAATCAAACAAACAATTATCCAAATCTTTAGTTTGAAAAGTTACTTCTTTCCAATTAATTGGAAGATTTTTAAGCTCTTCTGTTAGTGGAAGATCCTTTTTTACTTTTATGTTATCAAACATCGACATGGTATTTTAAGTTTATTTGTTGGTTGTTTAATTAAATATAATTATGAGTAAATTACAATTTTTCTATATCATCTATAAAATTACAAATAAAATCAACGGCAAATTTTATATTGGAACTCACAAAACTAACGATATCAATGATGATTATTGGGGCTCAGGAACACATTTGAAACGGTCCATACAAAAATACGGAATACAAAATTTTAAAAAGGAAATTTTACATGTTTTTTTGTCAAAAAAAGAAGCATTCTCTAAAGAAAAAGAATTAGTTACCGAAAAATTAGTTCAAAATCCAATGTGTTACAATTTAACTATTGGGGGATGTGGGGGATTTCATCACATTAGGAAAGCAAATAAACATAAATCATGCAAAAATAGAAAAGTAATGCACGATGTAATCACCAACAAAAACTATAAAGTTAAAAACGAATTTGTTGAAAAATGGCTTTCTTGTGGATTTGCTTTAGGGCCAAGTCCCGTGGCTAGAAAAAAAATGGCAGATTCTGCAAAAAAAAGAATTCAAACAGAAGAACATAAACAAAAAAATTCTCAAACTAAACAAGGCACTTGTGTTTTACGAAATTTAATTACAAATAAATGCAAATTTGTAAAAAAAGAAGAAATTGAACATTACTTAAATAAAGGATGGATTAAACGGGAATCCACCGCTAAAGGAGCTAGACGAATACACAATCCGTTAACTGACGAACAAAAAAACAATTAAAAGCGAGGATCATTTTTTATTAAAAAAATATTTAGAAATTGGGTGGGTTATGGGAGGATTGCGAGGAAAGAACTTAACTGTTTAAAATTTTTCTAATAAAACACATATTATTAATTGTGTTGTCACAACTATCCCAATCTCTCATTTGCATACTATCATCGTAATCCTTTTCATATTTTTCAAGTTTTTTTCTTGTTTCATCTTTAAAATCACTTGAAATATTATCTTTTAAAAAATCTATAATTTTTTCAAAATCAATATCATCCAAATGTAATGTGAAATCAGTTCCATCGTATTTAGAACCATACCCACATGATATTTTTATTTCAATATCAGGTCCGCATTCCCCTAATGCTTTCCCTGAAAAATCAGAATAATATACTGCTTCTTCCTTTTCTGCTGGTTTAATGACTTTTTTCATAAACTAATGTTTGTGTTATTTTATTGAGTTTTACTACATCTCTCCATTTTATACAAACAGAATATACAAAACAAATAACTGATGTCAACACAGCTATTTTTATAAAATATTCCAAACAAGACATGGTCTTTAAAAATCAATACCTAGTGTAGTAAAAGCGTTTGTTCTAAGCTCATTGCCAAAGTGGTCGTAATCAAAAACAACTTTTCCTCCAAAATATCCAACCCATTGTTTGCTGGGGTGTTCGTAAATTTTAACTCGATATTCTGCATTAGCGTTTGTTATTAAACTTTTTTGTTCTTTTTGTAAATAATCTGTACTCCCTGTTACTTTAACAGATTCACTTGCGTTGGAAAATGCAACGCTTAGCAAAAATATCAAAAACGATACGTGTTTCATTTTAAAAACTCAGCAGACGTAACATAGCGATCCTCATGTCTGGCGTTAGTTGCTTTTTGAGCGATGTCGACGGGATCGTCTTTGTAAGCTCTTACTCTATAACTGCCCCAAAAGTCGTATGTCCAAAGCTGATTTTTACCAGGAGGATACATATATGCAGTTATTGCATGTCCTTTCAGTCTCTTCTCTTTAGCATCATACCAAGAATAAACAATTACTTCTGACCATACGTCATATTTTCTGAGACCTTCTCTGAAGGCAATAGCTGTTGGCAAACAAGCGTTCTTTTTTAATTCCATCCAAGACTCAGGATTAGATGGAGTATTCGCACAAGATGCTAAAGCCAAACAACAAATAACTAACAGATACTTCATATAATAATTATTCTTCTCCTGTTTTTCTACGAATGGCCTTTTGGCGTTGCGCTTTCTGGTTTCTTTTTTGTTCTTCTGAAAAAATTCCAAGAATATCTTCTCTCCATGTTCTGTTGGCTTCTTTTCTAGGAAGAGTCGGTTGTCCTTTTTCTGCTTTCCTTTTAAGAGCAACTCTAATTTCTTGCATTGCAGGGGATTTATTTGATTTCCAGTTTCCTAAGTTCATATTTTTTATTTATTTTAAGTCCAAAAAAAGTCTCTATTGTTGATCATCCATTGAAGAATTTCTGTCTCTTTGTCTTTTATTTGTTGTTCTAATCTATTGTATTCTTCGTATGTTTTGTGGTAATCGAGTCTTTTTTCAGCGGTATAAACTTTGTTTTGCGATGCTGATGATAAAGCCTCAGACATTAAAGTGTCTTGTTCTTTTCTTTCTTTTTCAATCCAATTTACATGTTCTTTGAGCTTGTCGAAAAATGTTTTATGCACGTCATCAGATTCCCAATTAACAAATCCATCGACAACTTCTTCGTAATAAAAATCCAACAGCATTGCAAAGTTTGCCTCTACTACTGTCTGAGTCATGTCTGAATATTTGTGTCGAGGCAAAACTTTTCTCCAACGAGGAAAACGTGGTTTAAAAAATAATTTAACAGCGTATTTAAAATCTCGCAATGGCCAAGATAGCCACTTTTTAAAACAAAAAACAACGGGATTGTCGGTAGATGTTAGATATTCTCTGAAAAAATACTGTATGGGATATTGTTTGCTAATTTCTTCATGAAAAGCATTCCATCCTATCAAGTCAGGACTTAACCATTCAATAGGTAAAGAGCGAGGTTTTCGGTAAAAACCGTGCCACTCCCTTTCACTCAAAGGCAGATTAAAATATTCTTCTACAGAAGAAACCGAACTTTGAACGTATGGAACTTTAAAAAATAATTTAAGACTCATAATAGAATCTTAAAATAAAACTAATTAAAGTCAAGTATTAGTTAATTTTTAGCCCAGACGTCTACGAGCGGTTCCGGCCCAATTTGGAACGTTTTTGCTATAGCCAGTGGTGGTTCTTACTGGGGAACCAGCAGGACCGGATCTCCAGAACTGATACGCAATAGTTGCGTTGATCATTGATACTGTGCCAGAGTCTTTAATGTCATAAGCAGTATCTGCAAGAGCTTGAACGTAGACACCAAACAGAGTGTAATAACGTACTGGCTCCATTTGTTTGTCTAAAAGAACCATTGTAAGTGTGCTATCAATACCAGGAAGAGTGTATTCTCCAGTCGAAGAAGCTTCATCAAAAGTATTAAAGGTTGCTGCTTCTAATACGGCACGAATGTCATACGACTGATCGCAACGGAAAGTTACTTGATATCCATTTGAGCCGGGATATGAAACTGTTCCGGGGACATTAAATTGAAGACCCATGTAAGGAACTTGAACGTTGTTGATTGTTCTTCCAGGAAGTGAAGCTGTCTCCACGTACGTTAATTGCTCTGGACCGAAATCAATTTTACCAAACGAAAGCAAACGAAATTGAAATAATCTAGCAAAGTCGCGTTGAGCAGCTGTTGTATAGAACTTTTGAAGGGTTTGTGAAATAGCCATATTATTATTTATCTATAATGTTAAATTAGTTCTTGGAAGCTTTGTCCTGTGCGTGTTGCAATAAAGTTAACAAGAATGAACTCGGCTGTTCTTACAGGTTTAAGATAGATATCAACAATTAATTCGTTCCTATCAATTGAGTCCGGAGTGTTGTTTCTTTCATCACAAACAATTAAGAAATCATAAAGACCTTCTGTGTTTTTAGCGTACTCAAAAATAGGCGTGATTACGTTTTTAACTCTATTGCGAGTAAAATCGGTATTTGGTTCGAATACAAAGTATCTCATTGTTCTTTGTACTGCACGTTCTAATGTTAAGAACAACCTGCGTACGTTGATGCGATCAAATGCTGTTGGTTTTGTTTGTAAGGTTTTTTGACCCCATACAACAAACCCGTCTGCACTAAAGAAAACTACAGGATTAACTGACATCTCGTAAAGTCTGTCTCTTTGTTTTTGGTTTGGATTGAAAGCTAAATCCAAACATGTAAACATGCCTCTGTTTAAACCAGCAGGAGCAGCCCATGTGTTTGCAGCGACATCGCTTCTAGCATATACTGCTGCAGCGTATGCAGAAAATGGCATCCACAACCGACGGTTAGTAAAGATGTCAGAAACTTTTACCCAGTTACCATACATTGCTGAGTAGCTGGATTCATAAGAAGCTACTTCTCTTAACGGTTTGTAGATGTCTTCTGTAAAAGTATTTCCTTCTGCATCGATGACTTTTGTATCTTTTCCGGAAATGAAGACCGAACGGGGAGGATCTACAAGAGCAACACAGTCTTTTCTAACGTTTTGAGCAAAGTCAATTAAGGTGTGAGAAACAGCTCTCCAATTTTGAGTTAAGTTTGATACATTTGTTACAACGTATTCGTCATCAAAAGACTGAGTTCCAGCTTCTTCTGTTGTTGAGTAGATTGTTGACAACCCAGAGTCGGTCAGGACGTCTACTGTTGAATCTTCAATTGTTTCAAGCAAGCGTAGAGCTTTTTCTAATTTACCTGGAACAGAACCAATAACTTTTGTAGTTTCAGTTGATCTTGTATCCGGAGTATAAACTCCAATTGGATAAAGAGCTTTGGCTGAATCTAACACGGTTACACGAGATGTTGGAAGTGTTGAGTTGAACGTCCAATTGAAAGCTTTAGAAATAGTTGGGTTAATAAACATTTTAACCGTACTTGAGCTGTTGTTAACTGAGTCTTCAATAAACGAGTTTGCTAAAATACCACCGCTTGGACTGACTTGTTTTCTGTTATAGTTAAACGAACCTAAGTATTTCTCAGTGGTAGCTAATGAAAGAAGAGTTGCATCGGAAGTTGATCTGCGAATTTTAAATACTCCCAACGAAAGATGGTCTTGATAATCGGTTGTTTCAAATCCAATAAATCCAACTTTTTCAAGTGACTCTGAAACAGAAGCAACTCCTCTTGCTGAATCGGTCGTTGTGGCAGAAAGAGCAAAATCAATTCTGTCGCCAGCAATTGAAAGATACGAACCGCTCGTAGCTGATAAGGAGTTAATCGATTTAATTGAATCAAAATTTGGAGAATCTGCAAAAACGGCTGAATTATCAGCAAATCCTACATAATAACCTTCAGAAATTTCGTTAATAACAGTTTGAAGGTCATTGAGAATAAAGAAACCGGCTTCGACTTCAATATCTCCGCTCAATCCTGTAATGTCTGCTCCGGAGGCAGCTGAAGTAGCTGTCCACTCGAAGTTACCTTTGACTAATTTTTCGTATTGGGAAGAAGTTAGAGTAACATGCTTCGGAGCTCCAATTTGCCAGTTTGCAGAAACAGAAGGGGAAGCACTTGAAGAAAGCATGGGGTAAAACAACCCGCTGTATGAATTTGAAAAGGCTGTTCCAAGTTCTGCGCCATAAGGCAAGCGAACTGTTGTTAAGACTGCTGGTGAATTAAGAACTTCTTTACAAGAATAATAAAAATATTTTTCAGCAGGAGTCGTCGGTATGCCGTAAATGGATTCCAATTCGCTTGTAGTGGTAATTAATAAAGGTTCACTAATTGGTCCTTGAGCAGCAAAGCCGGGAACTACTACGTTTGTTCCTGCAGGGATTTCTGTTCTTAACGATAAATCTTTTTCTGTGATCTGTACACCAGGTGAGTTAATATAACGAGCCATATAATTTTATTTATTAAATATTGGGTAATTTTTTTGAGGAAGTTTCGATATTGAGCTGATTAAAATAAAATTCTGCTGTAGATTCTAAGAGCTCTCCATCTCTATAAGAATAATTGATTGCTCCAAGACTTGTAAGAAAAGCGTTTGTATATTTAAATTCAATGATATTTTCATTGTATTCGTTAAGAGCTAATATAGAAATTGTTGTTTGATATTCTGTTTCAAAACCAGAATTCATTTGATCGAATATTGTTTTAGATTGTTCGGGTACTCCGGAATACGTGCTTCGCATTGGATCATTCATTGACGCCAACCACTTCCAGAAAACGTAATAATTTTGATATGAATTATCAACAACGAAATTTACTGTCAATGGACTGTATGTTGGCCGGTGATGGGAAGATACATGCAAACTTTGACCTAGATGATCCAGCTCAACTGCTGGAACAGTAACGGTCGGCACGACAGTTCCATAAATGCTAATTTGTATAGGTTCAATACTCAAAAGAGGATCGTCTTTGGCTTGATTTCTTAAAATATAAGGCAAATTTAACACCATAATAAATTTGTCCTTTGACGCTCTATTCAAAGGAGATTGAAGAGTTGGATTGGTGCAAATTATATCAGACATATTATAAAAATTCGTAACCCATTTCTAAGAGTTCGTCTAAGTCTGCTTCATACTTATCTGCTGACTCAAGATCTTTCATCGTTACTCCCAAAGCAGGAAATGCTGTTAGAGGCTTGGGAACAATTGTTGCTGTTTTATCTAGTTGTTTCAGTTCGTAAAATTCTGCAATGTTTTCCCAATATCCATTAGGTTTAATTTTTGAAGGTTTGTGTTGCATGTCAAAATCGACAATTTCAAAATATTGCTGGCAAATTTCAGGTTCAAGAATAAAAAGAGCCCAAATTAACGACATTACTCTGTCGTCATAAAAATTATCATTTCTTTTACGATATGTACCGTTTGGCTGTTTAACGAACGTTTCGAATTCAGTAATCGTTTGAGGATCATTAATGTGCACTGTTTGCAAGTGATTAACCCAATATCTCATATTTTGAACGCCGTCAAATCTAATGTTTGTGTGGGAAAGCACTCCCATGTGACGCGTTTTGTTGTATTTGTCTTGTTCGGATATTTTTGAATATGCAACAATTTTTTCGTAGTTGTGTTTGTAATGCAGCGCGTCGATTACCTGAGCTCCACAATTGTTCCTTTCAATAAGCATTGGTGGCAGTCCCCAAGATTGTCCTATTGTTGATAGTTTATTTGCGAAATGATAGGGTTCAATTACAGAGGAACCATAAACTGCAACTTGTTTAATGTTCTGCAGATTAGTGACGTCTAGTATTTGAGCAACAGATGCAGCTCTTCCAATACCTTCTCCAACGTCTACTCCAATAACATATAATTTATTTGGATCTGGATATTCAAACACGCTATATTCTTTATCATCCGACGACCATATTGCAGGCTTTTTGTTTTGTTTAAACCGCTCAATAACATGGGCTCCTACAGCTGCAGCAGAATTGTCTAAAAAATGATTTCCAAATTCTTGCAAAAACTTTTCCTCAGAACCTAAAACAGCCACCATGTCTTTCTTCCATTGCTCGTCTCTTCCAGGAACTTGCCACCAATCAATTCTTTGGGCTTTCCATTGTTCTATAGAACCGTTTTCTGCTCCTGAAAAAATTTCATAAAATTTATTATCAGTAGAATTTGGAGTGGAAACCATTAAAATTTTAGATTTCTTGCCTGAAGATATTGCTGGAATAACAGACGACCAAAATTCTTCCAAAATATGTCTTTCAATAAACGCTGCTTCATCAATAGCTAGTGTGTTGAGGGAGTCACCACGAATAGAAGTAGCTGTAGTGGTTGATACAACAATGCTGGAATCATTCCCTAACGTCATTCCGGTCTTGGCATAATCTTTAACACCAGGTTTAATATAATTTGGTAGTTGTTCGTATGCCATACGAACCCTTTTAAAAATGTTAATAGCAGTGGATTCTTTATTTGCTACAATTGCAGCTCTATGATCATCATTAAAGCATACCATCCAAAGAGCAAAAATCGTCAACATCGTAGAGTTGTGAGTAGGAATGAGGTTTTTTCCAGCAAGAAATAAGCTGTCGGGGCTGTCAACAGTAATGCATCTTACTGGAACGCTCTCACAAGGCTGCACATCAATAATATAATGGAATTGAGATCTTTTTTGAGGGTGATTTTCAGTTATGGATTCAAATTTAAGTCTATTGTATTTAAAAGGAATTGTCGCAACTGGTTCTCTGGGTTTAAAACTTATACCATACGAAGTTCTCTTGTTAACTCCATACAATTTTGCTTGTTTAGTTTGAATTTTTGGTTTATACCCTATTTCTGTAATGAGCCTTTTAACTTGATTACAAAAATGATCGCATGAAGTATAAAACATTGCTGCTCCATTGGATTTTTCAATATAACCATCAGAATCCATTAATCCTGTCAATAGCTGAAGCTTTTGCTCTCTACTGGCTGTAAAATATTCTTCTGGTATGTGCTTGTTTTTGTATAAATTATGTTTTTTTATTAAAGCGTTTAGACTTTTTGTTTGAATTTGTTTGTTTGTAGTAAGTCTTATATAATGAGCTGAAATGTAGGGGTATTTTTTGACAATTAATTTGTCGAATTGGTTGTTCGTTTTTAATTTGTTGTAAACGTGATCAAAATCTCTGTTTCCTACAACAATCTCTCCAGATTCTTTCATTCCATCACCTAGCCATAATCCTAACACATACGGATCAATTGGAAGTTCTTTTTTTTCGTTTTTAATTCCGTTTAACACCATTGGGATTCTGTGATTTGGTTCAGTTGAACTTTTCCATACTTTTAAAGAATCCTTAATTTGTTTGGTTGTTTTAATAGAACCTGGTTTGTTTTTGCTTCTCTCCCTTCTTGTTTGTGTAAACCACTCGTGGTTCTCGTCTGCTATAATTGTTTCTCCATTATCGAAAGTAACTTTATAACACGGTCTATTATATTCAATTGGATGCAAATGGGTAATATTAATTGGCTGGCCACTAGAGCCGTATATCTGATCCTCCAGAGTGAGCTCTCCTAATTTTTTCCAACCTTTCGTGGTTGATATGGGTGTTTCTAAATCTAAAGCTTTCCCTGATTGCCTGCAGCTTAGTAAACAAACAAATCTATCATCTACTAATGATCGAAGAACGCTTTTTTGAGCTTCGTAAAGTTTAATTTTTTCTTTGCCTCTATCCAAGCTAACGATGTAAAAGAAATTTTCTGCAAAATATACAATATCTTCTTTGCATTTTCTGAGCTCGTCCACCATGTCGGACGTAAATTGATACTGAGCTCCAGCAACAGGAATATTTTTAGAACCTCTATAATAAAACGAAGAGTCGATTGGCTCTTGGTTGATGATTTGGTCTGTGTGAGTATTATACCCAGCATCCATTAATTTTTCGTCATCAAGATAGCGATCTATTGAATTGTCTTCTGTTTTTTTAGCAACGCTTTTTTCCTCTATTATGCTAGCTTCTATATTTGGCAGAATTGATAATTTTTCTTGGTACTGTTTAATTTGAGGTAACGGTACTCCATCTGCAAGCTGACGAGAGGCTCGTTCTTTTTCTTTTCTACGAGCTTGTGTCATTTTTGGTCTTCCTCTTTTGGGCTTGTTCTTTGCTCCTTTAGGACGACCTCGACGAGGACTCTGAAATTCTGATTCGTCTTCTGGCATGAAAATAATTAGGGCCTGTTATTTACCATATCAATAAACGTAGCTCTTAATAAATCAGCAAGAGCTGCTTCATCTTTGGCAGTAGGCATAGTGAAGATTGTAACCTTTTCGTCTTGTAGCGAATAGCCTATTAATGCGAAGCAGGAAAGATATTCTTCTGCAATTAAAGCCAAGTGCGAAAGTTCTTTAAGCTTGTGTTTTTTGTCTAAATTTTGTTCGTACTTGTATCTAGTTAATGCCTGAGCAAACAGCTGTGTAACATCAATTTTTTCTGCTTTTGATAAAGGCAACGCTTCATCTGCAGACGTAGCTTTTGCGTTTTTTGTTGCTTGTTTTTTGAC